GCCCCGCTGGTCGATGGCGAGCGGCTGCCCCCGCCGCCGAACGACCATGTCTGGGTGGAGTGGGTGGGCGAGGCCAGCCCGCTCGACTCGCCGGTCGTCCGCTACCGGCTCCTGACCGGCCAGTACACGGCCGAGCAGCAGGCGGTGATCCGCCGGCTGATGGAGGTCCGGATCGCCCGCACCCACCGCCACACCCGGACCATCCGACGCGGCAATGGGCTGGGGCAGATCCCGACCCTGGGGGTCGAGTTCGTCCGCTTCGGCCCCGACCAGCGGAAGCGGCCGGGCGAGCCGGGGTGCTTCATCCAGGCGATCCCCTTCCGGGCCGCCGATGCCGTCAAGGCGAGCGAGTCGGGGCACGAGTTTGTGATCCACCAGGAGCGGGACGGCGAGCAGCAGAGCCACCTCCGCCTGCCGGACGGCACGGTCCGGATCGTCTCGGAGGAGACCTTCCAGGACTTCCGCGGCTTCCGGAGAGCGATGGGATGGTAGGCGAGTTCGATCCCGCATTCAGCGAGCTGCCGCCCTCGGTCCGCCAGGAGATCGTGATCGGCTGCGCCGGCCATCGCCACGTCATCACGATGATCAGCCGGCGCTTTGTCCGCTGGCGCTGCACCCAGAAACGGTGCCGCCAGCCGGGACACAAAACCTTCCATATCGCGGACTCGCTGACCGGGCGTCTGGTCAGGACCGAGTACGAGCAGGTGGCCGCGGCCAACCACGGTCGCCACGAGCCGGCCGAGCCGGCCCAGCAGGGCGTGTGATCCGCCCGAGAGGAGCGTGAATTATGCCAGCAGAGATCGCACGAGGTCTGGGTGACCTCCAGGTGGCGCCGCTGACCGGCGCCGATGTCGTCGGTTCCTGGGTCGATGTGCCCGGCTCGCGCTCGCTCTCCTTCAACATCTCCTCGGACTCCGACGAACTGGAGGGCGACAACAGGATCATCGCCAAGGTTCGCAATCCGAAGTCCCTTACCGGCTCGATCGAGATCGGCCAGATCAACCTGGCGGCCCTCGCCGTCCTCCTCGGCGGCGCGGCCGAGACGACCGGCACCGGTGACACCGCCGTCACCAAGCTCGAAGAGAGCGCCGGGCTGAGCACCGGTTCCTACCGCATCTGCGGCCAGGCGCCGGGTGTTGACATGGAAGGCTCGGCCTACCGGGTCACCATCCTGAAGGCGCTCACCACCAACGGTCTCGACGAGACGCTGGAGGTCAACGCCTGGAACACCCCGACCCTCGACTTCGAGGGCCTGGCGTCGAACGGGAAGCTCCTCGTCCGCGAGCAGTACGCCAAGGAAGTCGCGCTGCCGCCGGCAGCCTAATCCGACCCTGGAGTAGCCGGATGGCCACGTTTCGTGTTCCTTCCGGACCCATGAATCAGTGATCAGTGGCACGGGAAAGCGCGGACGGGCGCGGTCCCCGAGCCGGCCCAGCCGGCCACACGTGCGGAGGAATCAGATGCACGGGAAACCGAACGACGTTACGCACGTCACTCCCCAGAACATCCAGTACAGCGGGTATGCCGCCGTCCAGGCCCAGGCGGCCGACGCCGCCCGGGCCACGCCCCGCGGTCCCAAGCGGCTCGACCCGGCCGCGCTCCGCCGCCGTCGCCAGCAGCGCGAGACCGGCTTCGACTTCGTGCTCGCCCAGACCCTCGACGACGAGGGGAACCCGAGCGTGATCCGCGCCCGCCTCCCGAACCTGCTCGACGCCTCCTCCCTCGCCAGCCTCCCGGCCGACATGCGCCGCGAGGTGTTCCAGATGATCGAGCAGGTCGAGAGCCTGGAGGGGAGCGGCCAGGCCGGCGCCCCGAGCGGCTTCGGCGATCTCGTCGACAGCATGTCGGGCGACCAGCTCGCCGACGCCTTCGGGGCGATTGCCTCGGTCGTCAACGCCTACTGCGTGATCGGTTTCCTGGAACCCCGCTGCTACGCCACCGAGGCGGAGGCCGACGACGCGGGCGGCGTCTGGGTGGCCGACATCGAGTTCGCCGACCGGATGGCCTTCTTCAACGAGTGCTCGGCGAAGCAGCGGGGGGCCAGCGCGACGGTGACCCCGTTTCCTGACAACAGACCGCTTTCTCCTGTGGGAGCTGGATCAGGTGATCCGGCGGTATCCGGGGCTGATCAGCCCCTCGGCGGTGCTCCGGCTCAATCGCCGGCTGCAACGGGAGGGGCTGTCTGAGGAGGCGGCGGCGGTGGTCTGCCTCGACTTCGACCTGGCAACCGCCGCCTTCGGCCAGTGGGTCGACCGGCGGCTGAAGGCGACCCGCGAGGTGCCGCTCCCCCGTAATCAGAAACCGAAATCGGTCAAGCACGTTCCCCGCTACCCGCACCTCCGCGCCGCCCTCGGTCTCGCCGACGAGACCCCGCGGGCCGCAACCACGCCGGGGCGCCCACCTCGGACCCGGACCAAGTCGACCAAGGCGATCGATCAGAAGGTTGACCAGCTCCGGCGTGATCCCGCCGCCCTGGCCGACTTCCTCCGCCTCGACGGAGACCCGTAGCGACGCTGTAGGAGGTCGTCAGCATGAGCGCCAATCTCGGATCGGCATCGGGCAGCATCCACCTGGAGGTGGCTCAGGCCCGCCAGAACGTCCGGGCGCTCGCTGGCGATCTCCGCTCCTTCACCGCCGAGGTCGGTTCCGGCTTCGGCGGCGCGTCAGCCTTCATCGACCAGCACGAGCAGTCGATCCGGACCGTGGGCCAGGGGCTGCTCGGTCTCGGCACCATCGCCACCGGGCTGTTCAGCGCCGGGGTCTGGGGCGCCGCCAACGTCGAGGAAGCCTTCGCCATCATGCAGGCGGGCACCGGCGCCACCGGGGCCGAGCTGGACGCGCTCCAGCAGAAGGCCCTCCAGCTCGGCAAGGACACGGTGTTCTCGGCCACCGAGGCCGCCGCCGCCATCACCGAACTCGGCAAGGCCGGTCTGCCGGTCGAGACGATCCTGGGCGGCGCCGCCGACGCCGTGGTCAACCTGGCCGTCGCCGGCGAGATGAACCTCGCGCAGGCGGCCAACGTCCTGACCGCGGCCATGAACCAGTACGGGCTGTCGGCCGACCAGGCGGTCATGGTCACCGACACCCTGGCCCGCGGCGCCGCGATGTCGACCGCCGACATCAGCGATCTCGCCAGCGGACTCTCCTACGTCGGCACCACCGCCAACCAGCTCGGGATCTCGCTGCCCCACACGACCGCCGCCCTGGCGGCCCTCAACGATCAGGGCATCCGCGGCTCCAAGGCCGGCACCAGCCTCAACCAGATGCTGACCAGCATCATCAACCCGAGCCAGAAGGCCGCCAGGATGATGGACGAGCTGGGGCTGGCGACCGGCGGCGCCTTCGAGCTGATCGACTCCCAGACCGGGCAGATGAAGTCGCTGCCGGAGATCATCCGGAACGTCCACGACGCGACCAAGGATCTGACCGAGGCCGAGCGTGCCCGCTACATCAACGCCATCTTCGGCGAGCAGGGCGGCCGCGCCATCAACGCCCTCCTCCAGACCCAGACCGACGAGGCCCGCGAGGCCGGCAAGGCGTGGGAAGACTACGAGGCCGGGGTCGCCGCGGGCACCACGGCGGCCGAGAACGCGGCCGCCAAGATGGACAACCTCAAGGGCGACCTCGAACAGCTCAAAGGCGGGCTGGAAACCCTCTCCTACACGGCCATGCAGACCTTCCTGCCGGCCTTCCGGACGGTCGTGCAGGCGCTCGACGGCGTGCTCTCGGCCATCGTCGGGCTGCCGCCCGGTCTCCAGACGATCATCGCCGGCATGATCGGCCTCGTCGGCGTCCTCTCGCTGGGAGCGGGCGGCTTCTTGCTGATGCTGCCCCGCATCAACGACACGATCAAGGCCTACCGGGCGCTGCGCACCGCCCTGGCGGCGACCCAGCTCGCCCAGCGGGGCCTGGCCCTCTCGCTGCGCGGCCTGATCACCGCCCACCCGGTCCTGCTCGGCCTGATGGCGGTCGTCGCGGTCGGCCTGCTCGCCTACAAGACCAACGTCCTCGGCTTCCGCGACGCTGTCCAGCGGGTGATCGAGACGGTCCGGGACTTCATCACGTCCTTCCGCCAGATGTACGACCTGGTGGCGGCGACCGGCAAGTACGACGGCCCGGTCGCTTTCTTCCGGGCGCTCGGCTTCGCCCTGGCCGACCTGCTCGGTCTCGATCTGAAGCGCTGGGTCGGCATCTTCACCGAGCTCGGCGTCGCCATCAACCGGCCGATCCAGGCGGTCAAGAAGTTCACCGCCGGCTTCCGCGAGCTCGTCGGGGCACTGCGCGACGGCAACTGGTCGAAGGCCCTCGCCAGGTTCCGGAAGATGCTGGCCGGCCTGGGCGACTTCCTCGCCTCGCCGGCCAAGGCCGTTGGCACGCTCCTGAAGTCGATCAAGACCGGCTTCAAGCCGCTCGACACGGTGCTCACCAACCTCGGCAAGGTCTGGACCGACTTCGGCCGCCTGATCCAGGAGGTCTTTCAGGGCGACATCAACGGCGCCCTGGAGGTCGGCAAACGGCTCCTGCGCCACTTCGCTGACTACCTCCGCTCGCTCGGCCCGCTGATCTGGGAGAGCGCCAAGGCGATCGGCCGCAAGCTCGTCGAAGCCTTCCGGGCGATCGACTGGGGCGCCGTTGGGACCGTCCTGCTGGACGGTCTGAAGGGGGCGGTCGCCGGGCTGGCCGACATCGCCGGCGAGATCGGCGCGGCCGCCAGCAGTCTCTGGGACTGGCTCACCGAGTCGATCGGCGACATCAACTGGGGCAACGTCCGCGACACCCTCCGCCATGCCCTGGAGACCGCCATCGCCGGGCTGTCGGCCGCCCTCGAGTGGGTACTGCAGACCGGCGTCCCGGCCATCACCGGCTGGATCGTCGACATCGCCGGCGATGTCTGGGGCGGGATGAAGCGGGCCGCTGGCTGGGCCGCGGGCGCCGTCTCCGGGGTCATCGACCTGGCGCTCTCCGTGGTCGACACGTTGGCCGAGACGGTCCTCTCCGGCTTCGCCTCGGCCAAGGGCTGGCTGATCGACAAGATCCCCTGGCTGGCCGGACCGCTCGATTCGACCGGGCAGCTGCTGAGCGGCGCCTACAACCTGGTGATGAACGTCGCCGGCACCCTGATGAGCACCCTCGGCGCGGCCTGGCAGTCGGCCCGGACGCTTGTCGCCACCATCGCCGGCTGGCTGGTCAACTTCTTCGGCATCGGGGACGACGGCAGCGCCAGCCCGCAGACCGCGGAGGCGACCGGCTCCCAGAGCCTGATCTTCCGGCTGCTCGGCACCTTCGTGTCGCGCCTGGGCGCCGCCTGGTCGTCGGCCCGCTCCCTGATCGCCTCCCTCTACGGCTGGCTGGCCGACTTCTTCGGCATCAGCGATGACGGCGCGGCGACCGGGTCGACCACGAGCGCCAGCGGAACGATGTCGCTGGCGATGAACCTGCTCGGCTCTTTCATCAGCTACCTCGACGGCGCCTGGTCGAGTGTCCGGAGCCTGATCGCCCAGGCCGGAAGCTGGCTGGCCGACTTCTTCGGAATCTCGGACGCCGGCGAGGTCGGCGAGGCGATCACCAAGACCGCCCAGGCCAACGTCAGCTTCGCAGTGATGATCTTCGGCGCCGTGTCGGACTTCCTCGGCGACGGCTGGTCCTCGGTCGGCGATCTGGTCAACAAGGCCCGGCACTGGATCGCCGACTTCTTCGGGATCACGTCGGCCAGCGATCTCGGGCAGACGGCCAGCAAGACCGCCAAGGCGGCGCTGACCCTGGCGGCCGAATTCACCGACTCGATCACCGACAACCTCGGCTCCGAGTGGGAGAGCGTCAAGGGGCTGGTCGGCTCGGTTGCCTCGGTGGCGAAGGATCTGGTCACCGACACCTGGGGTGGGGCCACCAAGGTCGTCGAGTCAGCGGTCGACATCGTGGTCACCGTCTCCGGCAACGTCAAGGACGCCCTCGGCGCCGGCTGGAACTTCCTCTTCGGCGGCGACGCCGGCGGCAGCGCCCCGGCGATCACCCTGGAGGCGCGGATCGGCGAGGTCGTCACCGCCATCGAGACCGGCCTCCAGCAGATCGCCGACGCCTTCAGCGGCTTCGACGCCAGCGGCCACGTCACCAAGCTCAACGACGACCTGGCGGCCGCCTTCGGCGCCATGAGCGGCGACGCGATCGGCAGCGCCGCCAAAGCCTGGGTCGAGCGGGGTCTCGCCAAGATCGGGGAGGGGATCACCAGCGAGTCGCTGATGATGATCCCGCGCTCCCTGGACACCTCGCTCTCGGGCGCCTTCGGCATGATGAGCGGCGACTCGGTCGGCGGGGCCATCAAGGGGTGGCTGGCCCGGGCCGTCGCCCTGGTCGCGATCGGCAACGAAGGGCATGGGCTGGCCCTGGCCCGCTCGCTCGACACCGCCGCCGGCACCGGCTTCGGGACGCTCTCCGGCGAGTCGCTGAGCGGCGGCATCAAGGGCTGGCTGGCCCGCGGCATCGCCCTGGTCGCCGCCGGGCTGACCACCCTCGGCACCGCGCTGGCGATTGCCCTCGACACCGCGGCCGGCGCCGGCTTCGGCACCCTGTCGGGCGAGTCGCTGTCCGGGGCGCTGGTCGCCTGGATCGACCGGGCCCAGGCCCTCGCCAGCGCGGCGGTCGACATGACCACCCTGGCGAGTGGGGTGGCGAACAAGCTCCAGAGCGCCATCGCGCCGAAGCTCAACGAGATCGTCAGCGGCTTCCGGACCTTCGCCACCAACGTCGTCACCGAGACGCGGCGGCTCCAGACCAACGCCAGCCGGGAGATGGGCACCACGGCCACCAATCTCCGCCGTTCGGCCAGTGACGCCCGGACGGCGGTCCAGAGCGCCTTCCGTGACATCGAGTCGGCGGCGCGGACGATGGCGAGCACGCTCAGCCGAGAGGCGAGCCGGGCCGGCAGCGATCTGGCGAGCCAGCTCCGCAACGGGGCCAACCAGGCCCGTACCGCGATGGCGACGGCCATGAACGAGATCGTCGGCATCGTCCAGGGCGCGGCGGGGCGGATGCGCTCGGCCGGCTATGCGGTCGGCGCGGCGGCCGGCGACGGCGTGGCGGCCGGCCTCAACGCCTCGCTGGGCGCGGTGCGGAGCGCGGCCAACGCCCTGATCGACGAGGTCGACCGGGCGATGCGGGCCAAGGCGAAGATCGCCTCGCCGTCGAAGCTGACCACCTGGATCGGCCAGATGCTCGGCCAGGGGCCGGTCGTCGGCATGCTCTCCCAGCTCCGCGACCTGCGCCGGGCGGCCGAGGCGGTGATGGAGGCGGCGACCCCTGTCCTCGACCGCACCGCGCTCGATTCCGGCATCGGCCGCTACCTGTCGGACCAGCTCGCCCGCCAGCGCTGGAGGCAGGCCGGTCTCGGCGCGGTCCAGGCGGCGGCCGGGCTGAGCATCGGCACCCAGAACATCGAAATCAACGTCACCCAGGCGGAGGGCGAGAACGGTGAGCAGTTCGCCAGCCGCGTCGTCTCGCTGCTCGTCGACGCCTACAACGGCGTGAACGGATTGGGGGTCTAGCATGCCGACCTTCGGCAGGAAACCAAGCGGAAACGACATCGGGATCGGCCATGTCAGCGCCGGCTGGATTCGGGGCACGATCGCCGGCCGGGTCAGCGCCAACGGCTGGCTCTACCGCTTCGGCGCCCGCGTCGGCACCCAGGGCGGCACCGCCACCTACCAGCAGGCGCTCTACGAGGCGTCGGGCAGCGCCATCACCAGCCGGGTCGGGCTGTCAGAGCAGGGGTCGATCGCCTCGATCATGGATTGGGGCGGCAACGGCGTCAACCAGACGGTCAAGCCGACCGCCCCGATCATGGTCCGGACCGGGCGCGACTACGCCCTGCCGATCCGCTGCCTCTCCGGGGCGCTGGCCCACGGCATGGACCACTCCGGCGTCCTGATGCACGACCGGGCCGTGGGGAGCTTCCCCGATCCCTTCGGGGCGACCGACGTGCGGCCGGAGGGGCGGCTCTCGGCCTGGGCCGAGATCCAGACCAACCGGGCTCCCAAGAAGCCGACCGGCCTGGCGCCGCTGCCGGGGGCCAACGTCGTCACCACCACCCCGACCCTCGGCGGGGACTTCCGGGACGACGACGAGACCCTGCCCGGCTTCGGCGTCGGCACCGCCGATAAGGTCAAGTCCTACCGCTTCGAGATCTGGAACGCGGCCAAGACGAGCCGGGTCCGCGACTCGGGCAAGCTGGCCGCCACCGCCGGTCAGCAGAGCGCCCGCCGCGTCACCTGGACGCCGAGCGCCCTGACCCCCGGCGCCTACGTGGCCCGGCTGACCGTCTGGGACCAGTTCGACGTGCCCAGCCCGCAGGCCGAGTGGAGCTTCACCGTCAACTCGGGCGGCGCGGTCGGCCCCGAGATCAAGGCGGCTCACATCGTCGGTCAGCAGGGCGGCTACGCTCTCGTCAACCGCAACGCCTCCGCCGGCAACGAACTGGCCCTCGTCGTCGCCTGGAATCACTCGGGCGGGCTGGGCGCGGTCGAGGCCAACCTGCGGGGCAAGTCGGGCGGCGGCACCGTCACCCGGCCCGAGGTGACGATCCCCATCGCGGTCGCGGCCGGCGCCTCCATCGAGTCGACCATCACCGCCGGCGCCGGCAACTTCGCCACCTGGTCCGCCTTCACCGGCGGGCAACGCTACACGATCGAGGTCCAGTTCAAGGACAGCGCCGGCGCCTGGACCCCCTGGACGGCAACGGTGCCGTTCGTGATCAACGCCGCGCCCGGCGTCCCGACCAGCCTCTCCCCGGCCAGCGGCGCCTTCTCTGAGCTGATCGCCCTGTCGGCGGTGATCTCAGATCTCAACGACGAGGCCGAGTCGCTGACCGGCGAGTTCGCGGTGCGGCCGGCCGGCAATGCCGGCACCGGCGTGGTGGTGCCGGTCGATCGTCGCTCCTCCAGCGGCGGGCGGCACTACGCCCAGCTCTCGGCCGCCGAGCTGCCGAGCTACCAGGGCTACGAGTGGCGGGCGCGGGGCGTCGACCCTTGGGGCAAGGCGGGGGAGTGGTCGGGCTGGCAGAGCTTTACCTACGCCCAGCCGCCGACGATCTCGATCACCTCGCCGGCGGACGGCGCCTCGCTCGACACCGGCACCCCGACGATCGCCTTCACCTCGAACCGCTCGATCCTCCGCTACAAGCTGCGGATCTGGAACGACGCCACCTACGCGCTCGTCTACGAGCACACCGAGAACGTGAGCGGTCTGGGCGCCAGCCACACGGTTGCGGTCGGCGTGCTGCGTAACCAGATCACTTACCGCTCCGAGGTCGAGGTCACCGACACCTCCAACCTGGTCGCCCGGGTCGCCCGGACCTTCACCATCTCCTACACCCAGCCGACCGCAGTGGCGACCCTGACCGTCGACTCGACCCCCGGCCCCTTCGAGGCATCGCAGCCACCGGCGGGCTGGAGCCAGATCACCGTGAGCTGGTCGGAGCCGACGCTGGCCCAGGCGCCCCTGGCCGACTTCAAGGGCTACGTCCTCCGGATGACGGCGCTCTCGACCGGGATCGAGACGACGGCGGCGGTGATCACCTCGCGGGACGAGCGGGTCTTTATCCACCGCACCCCGACCAGCGGCGAGGTCTACGACTACAGCGTCGTCTACCTGGTCGAGCGGAACCAGGTCGACACCGTGGAGAGCGTGCGGGCGGTCGCCAGCGGCGGGGTCACCCTGACCGACACCGTGATCGTGACGCTCGACGAGGACGCCCTGGGAGCGCCGCTCCGCTTCTGGGAGCGCCGCGATGTCGACTGGATCACCGACGTGGAGATCGTGCCGAGCTGGACCGACCAGCCGATCGGCTTCCAGGGGAGCAGCAACTTCGACGTGATCGAGGGCACCTTCCTGGTCATGGACGACGAGCTGGGGTCCTACACGGCGCGGGAGATCGTGACGGCGGTGCGGGCGATGGCGGGGCCGTGGGTCGACGCGGAGGGCCGGCTGCGGCCGCGGGTGATCGCCTACCGCGACCCGAAAGGGCGGAACGCGGTGGTCGTCCTCAGCAAGGGCGGCGAATCGGACCGCCACGTCCTGGAGGTGGGGGAGATGAGCCTGACCTTCACCACGGTCGACGTCGCCATCGGCGCCCTGATCGGCACGGCCGGCGCGTAGGGAGCGAGCGATGAGCATCACCGGACCGATCACCGACCAGCGGCTCGGCCCCCTGCCGGGCGGGCTGTTCGCCGTCCAGATGAGCTTCTGGCGGGCCGACCGCTACGGCCGGCGCCTGGAGCAGGTCCACTCGACGATCCCGGTCCAGGGCACGGTCGAGTACAACGAGGACACCCAGCTCAAACGGACGCTGAGCGTCCAGGTCTGCAACTCCTGTTTCGGCGCGTTTACCCCCTGGCGGGACTGGATCGTGCCGGTGGTCACGCTGTCCGACAGCTCGGGCTGGGTCGAGACCCGGCCGAAGGGGCACTTCCTGGTCACCCCGGCCACGACCGAGCTGACCCCGGCCCGCCAGGTCGCCACCATCGAGGCCCAGGATGTCTGCATCCTGCTCGCCAACTGGACGTTCGCCGGGATCACCACGATCCCGGCCGGGACCAACTGCGGGACGGCGGCGCGGGAGATCGCGCTCGGGGCCGGACTGCTGCCGGCCCAGCTCAACCTGCCCGACACGCCGATGGCGCTGGCCGAGGACTACACGATCAACCCGGGCGACACAGCCCTCCACCACATCAATGAACTCTACAACCGGGCCAGCTTCTACACCGTCTGGAGCGACGACAACGGGGTGATCCGGACGATGCCCTACCAGCTCCTGGCCGAGGCGACCCCGGCCCTGCGCCTGTCGACCCACGAGGGCCGCGCCCGGATCGTGCCGCCGATCCGCTCCGAACCGGAGTGGGGGCGGCTGCGGAACCGGGTCACGGTGCGGAACATCTCCCCGGACCGGGAGCCGATCTTCTCCACGGCGACGGTCACCAACCCGGAGCACCCGCTCTACCACGACCCGAACGACCCCGAGACCTTCCCGCTCGTCCTGGGCGGGGAGACGGTCGACGACAGCCAGATCGAGACGGTCGAGCAGGCGAGGGCGCGGGCTGAGATGCTGCTCGACGAGGGCGCGAGCTTCTACCACCGGCTGACCGTTCAGAGCGTGCTCGATCTCGGCTGCGACGCCCACCAGGTCGTCGAGCTGGATCTGATGCACGAGCAGGAGCGCTACGGCGGCCGCTGGTTCCGGCGCACCTGGTCCCTCCAGCTCGCTGGCGCCCGGGGGATCATCACCTCGGAACTGAATCGCGTGGAGGCATGGAAATGAGTTCAGCGCTGGCGGCCAGTCTCTGGGTGCGGCTGGCCGAGGACGTGAGCCGGGCGATCGGCCGGATGGTCGGCTACTGGCAGGTGCGGGGCGTCACCGACACCGGGCGGCTGCGGATCGGCTCCTTCGACCCCGAGGTGCCGGGCGAGCGGGAG